TGGGAGTGACAAGGCACAATCAAGAAACCAAGAGTCTTCAATCGCCCGTTGAAAGCGAGGTTGGAACTGCTCAATAGTCAGCATCCGCTCCCCTGTCGGCAGCACCCGCTCAACCGCAGCATACACAACGTCTCTTATCCCCTCTCTAACACAGCCAACAGCCCTGTACGATCCTTGAGTGCTATGAACGGCCCAACCAGCCACCTCCTGATCCTTTAGAAAGGTTAGACTCAGCAACACTCCATCATCCCTCACAACCCAAATAACTTTATCGGGCTCCTCTGCATAGCACCAGCTTTTGATCGTATGGTTCGAGAACAAGTGGCTCGAAAGCACAGTCACATCCGCACCAGTGTAGATGTTCGCGAAGAAGTTGTAGCTGAGGTTCCTGACAATGGAACCGTTCACTTGGATGAACAAGATCTCGTAGCCGATGACTATTGGTGGGAGATCAGCGCAACCGTTGAAGGCTTGCGGTGTTGCCATCACTTGTGTTGGAGTGACTGGAGCGAACTGTTGTGTACCACTTAACTGCCACGCCCCACCTGAAGTGAGCATCACCAAGCCACCTGGCATTGGGATCATATACTTAATAGCGTTCATCTGCTGTGAGGCAAGGGTGAACTCAAACGAGTCACCATCGTTGATTGGAGTGCTGATGTCAAAGTTGTGATAAGAGCCAGGCTTCGATCCCCACACTGTTGAGGGATCGTTTGTCGTAGCTGCGAACAAAAGCCGTTGCTGGAAGTAGCTAACAGCTCCTGGATAAGTCCCTGTCTGTGCTCCAGTCTTTGCTATCGCAGCAGCTCCTTGTCCATTGCCATAATCAGCAAAATTAACTGTGGGTGAACTGTAATAACCACCTCCAGCCTCAACATTGACGCCCATAACAGCGCCGTAGGTAATCATTGGAGTAATGACAGCACCACCACCTGTTGCATCAGTTATCCAGCACTGTGTAAAGTTGTCGTAGCCGGAACCATTCGCTGTCACAGTGACTTCGACGATCTGAAGTGGTGTAAATGGGTCTCTGTGTTGAGGAGGCGACTTCGTGAAGTTAGGCAAAATGTTCGTGTCAGTGTAGACTTGGGCTCGAGTGCTCCCAATAAAGCCCATCCTCATTCCATTAGTGATCTGTGCATTAGCGCCTGAAGTGGCCTTGTAAACATTGTAATACTCAGCACCGGGAACCGTTCCCCAAGTAATATTTATCGTCACTCTGTGCGTCGCCATATCAAGCGTATTGTCCATTCTGGCGATTGGACTAAGCAATCCTTCAGTACCATCCTTTCCAACAGCTGTTATCGCATATCCATAGTTAACATAAGCGGCCGCTTCTGGATCAATATAACCAGTCGCTGATGCTGAAAGGCCACAACCCCCCGACACACCAACCTCAGAACCAATCGTAAAACCTCGACCACGCCAATCAGTGTGACCATAACGGACTATCTCTATTATCTGATAGTTTGGATGCACAAGAGTCAGTGTGTCACCGCTTTGGGTCCACTTCAGCTTCGGCAGATCATACCAGTTCCAATAACCAGTGATCTGATAAATATTATTAGCTCCATCAACAACATAACCGCCTCGTGTTATAAAGCGGATATAACCATGACCTATCTCAAGTAAATACGTCTGGTCATTGTTGAAGATAAAAGGGACAAAGATAACGTCTAAATTCCAGTAAGGTGCCTTTCCTACAAACCTTGTTCCTCCCCGCTTACTCGCACCCCCTCTAAAATCAACGAGGAAGTTGTGCATCTTAGCTGCGCCGATCTTATACTTGTTAAGATCGACTCGTCCAAACATAAGCGGAGAAAGTTCACCCGCCGAAAATGACGACTGGATGATTGGAGCTGCCATTAGACCGAGCCTCCAAAGAGCGGCCCGTACTCAGGTATCCACGGACCAGTCCCCATCGACGGTCCAACTCCCCTCACCGACAACCAATCAGGCACATGATCCATCACGTTCAAGCCTTCATTCGCGTTCTTCACTCTCGCATCCAAGATATGCGTGTTCGCAAGCTTCGTCAGTGCGTCTAACATCTTCAGATCACCCGTCAACGAGGTGACTGTCATTGCGGCGAGGGCTTGAACGAAGGCACGACTGAACGACTCGTCAAAAAGCGCTGTGTCAGTGATGTCCTTCGTGTAACACATAACAGCTTGTGATACGTTCGTGAGCACTACATTCTTTGGAGCAGGGTTCAACGGAATTGTGCTTGATGCGATCTCAAACTTTGGCATTGGCCCTTGTGAGGACGTGTCGGCGAATAGCTTTGGGTCTGCTCCAGTAAATGGGACAGCTGGCTGGCTATTAGCCAGATTTGGTAAGACGTAACGGACGAGCAAAACGTCTGCTGGAATGCCGTAAGCATAAAGCCAAGGAGGGGGTGGTTCATAAGTTGAGTTCCATCCATTCACTGGCGAGCCAAGCGTTGGATCAGCCTCGGGCGTTCCAAAGCGCGCTCGAATAAGAGGGAACCTTGCATAGGCGCGAGCAAAGCCCCAATGTGCTGCACGAAGCAACTGCTTTCGTGTCGGCTCAAAGCTAAGTAAGCAAGCCCTCGCTTCGTTACTCTCCTCTGAAATAGCGGAGATGCTCGAACGGGTGCCAACCACTGCAAGCGCTTGATTACAGAGTGATGTAACGTCCGCCATCTATCACCTCATAGAAGTTGTGGGGGAGAACGCCTCCCCCACTTTACTTAGAAGCCGCCACCATACATAGCGTTGGCTGGCGGAGGGCGCTTGCCCTTTTTCTTCTTCTTCCCTGCCTTAGACATAGCGATTGCCACCGCCTGTTTCTGAGGCTTTCCCGCGTTCTTCTCCGCCTTGATATTACTGGAGATAACGCGCTGTGACGTTCCACTCTTCAGAGGCATGTTACTTCCTCGCAGGCTCGACCGCAGGCTTCGCCTGAGTGCCTACCCCCACATGCCCAGCTTGAGCTTTCGCCAGCGCTGTCAGTGCTGTCTGCACCTCGGGCTCAAGGAACAGCAGACCAAGCGGGGCAGCGTTGGTGATGGGCTTCGTCAAGTTGTCCACCACCTTCTTCACTTCCGCCTTCCCGGCGTCGTCGAGCCCCTCCATCTCTGGAGTGACCCCACCTTCCGGCACCGTGAAGGAAGTCTCGTCACCAACAATCGTCCCCTCGTCGAGAAGGCGATCGTTCATGTAGTGCTTCGCAAGAAGCCGATACTTAGGCATCTGTGTTCGTCCTTTCTGGCTGGTGCTCAGCCCTTAGTTTGTGACCACGATACCAGGCCGGTACGCAATGTTCTGCTGACGATCGAGAATGATGCCAGCGGTGAGCTTCCCAGCGGTCATCGGGCCAGTACCAACGAGATAGTTGAGCCGAAGATAACGGGGGAGAGGATCGTTCGGGTTCGGGCTTGGCACATCAATCTGGAACGGGTTCTTACCCGCCTGAAGCTGTGCAAGCGTCAACACGGCCGACTCAGCGTAGGTCGTGAAGGTCGAGTTATCGGCCGAACCCTGAAACTGCACCTGAAGCGTACCAGCACCAGTCGCAGTGAAGTTCTCCGTCGGTTGCACGAGGACTTCCAGCGGGTAGCCGGGTCCCATGTCTCTCGCGTTCAGCAGGTCGAGCACGTTGGCGCTAACGCCAGATGCCGTAATCGCGCTGTTGTTGTCGAACAGCAGAAGTCCGTCCAAGATCATCTTTGTCTCCATTCGGGTCAAGTGTTAGGTGTGGTTAGATAAACCGTTTATCCAACCATACCAGTTACTAGACGACCCTCGCTTCGTTGTTGAGGATGGCGTCACAGGTCTTGATCGGTATTCCCCTGAACGTCGTGCAAACCTTCCCATCATACTCAGCGATGTCGAGAAGGACATTCTTCTTATTCACGGCCTGGATGTCAAGCCAAGTCCGCAGCGTCCGGTTGCAGTAGATTGCAGTCCGACCCATCGAGTCACTCACCGAAGGTGCGTCACTCTTCTGAACCGCCTGTGCCCGCGCTGAAGCGACCGGCAGCTTATACAAGCCACGGATCAGTCCAGTCAACAGATCAGGAGGCGTTGCTCCGCTGAGTGTGGTCACGTCGATGTTGCACAGCCGAACAGCGAAACGCCAGTCACGAACCGTCAGCCCACACTCCCACTTGAAGTGGTCACGATAGGCTTGATAAGTGTTGCCGTTCACGTCGTTCACTGGCCACTCGCCCATGTCCTTGTGTTGCAGCCCCGACATCTTGCCTTTCGGGAAGATACCGTGGATGGTCTCTGCACCCCAAGTCACGATCCACATCGAAGTGTTCGTGCCACCAGTTCCCGTCATATCAATGACGTTCGCTGCGGTTTGAGCGTTGGCAATGTTGACAGTGTTGTAACGGGGAGCAAGTCCCATGAACCGCTCCGGGTTCACTGAGGTGTTTCCATAGAACACTGTCGCCGACACCTGTTGGTTCATGCCTTCGAGAAAGGCCTTCACCTCACTGAATCGGAACTCAGGAGTATTACCGTTAAGATCAGCAATATCCTTGTCAACCACGCTGTACGTTTCGAGGTTGCCACATGAGTCAGTGATCTGTGCCGTTGTGCTCTTCCCATTTGGGACACCGTAGTTGAGCAAGCGCCACGTTGCAGCCGGCAAGCCAGTTCGAACTGTCGTCCGGTGGCCTGTCGGCAGGTTGCCTTGGACAAAAAGCATATCGTCCAAGATCTCGTTCGTCTGTGACAACAACTCAATGATCGTAGCGATCTTGTAGTTGTCGTCGACTCGCTTGGCCCAATCAGCAAGGGTCAAGGCAGTTGCGCCGATAACTGGCATTGTTTATTCTCCTCGGTTTGGTACCAGATGTGGATACAGTGCAGCGCCTGGACTGTCAGGCTTCGCTGATCGTGGGGGTTCCGCTCTCACCGGCCCAGGCTCCGATAATGCTTTCGACATACGGAACAAGGTTCGGATGATTGCAGGGTTGTTCCCCGCACCAGTAAAGTCAAGTGCAGTCCTAACTCCAGGATCGCCGTATTCACTCAAAGCACTTCCAATAACACGCCTCACTTCGTCGAAGTTCTTGCCACCCATCTCTTGGTCAGCCATAACTTCGTCTTGCCAACCCTTTTGCGTGTCTCGCCACATCTGGTACGGCCGATCAGCCGCCTCCTTGACGGTCTTAGCATACAGGTCGATATATTCCTGAGCCACCTCCTGTTTAACCCCACTCTTTTTGGAGATCTCAGTAAACTCATTAAACGCTGGGTTCTTCTTGTCGATCTGCGGGTCGAGCTTAAGCTGCGTCGGATCGAACGCTCCAGGGATAACTGAAGTTGGTTCGGTCTTGTCGTCGACTGTCCGCTCACTCGTCTCATCGTCCAGATCAACTGTTTCATCGTTGAGCAGTGAAGGCTTTTGATTAGCCTTCTCCAGTTGTTCTTGGGCCGCCTTAGCTGTTCCTGGCCCCGTCGCCTCTCCAACCGGCTTAGGTTCCGCTGGAGGTGTCGTCTGTGTAGCTGTCAGATCCGTCATTGCCTTCTCCCGTTTGCTTTATCGACTTCTCAAGATCACCTAGTTCTCGAGCCTCTTGTACCATCTCGATATACCGCGCTGGACACGCGCGCATAAGATCAGCCAACAGACGAAGCCCCATATTCCTTTCCCCCTCGGCAAAACCCATAGCAAGTGCCTCGATCGAGAAAGAACTTCTCCAGATATGTGCGCTCTCGAGTATCTCGAAGAACCAGGATCGACCTTCACGAGTCTCCATGATCCGCCGGAGTAAGTCATCCTTTATGTTCTCCTGAACCCTAAGCTGTTTGATCCGATCTTTGACTTGTTTCGGATCACTCGCATCATAACTCACTGTTGAACCTCAGTCCCTGATTGCGGCCCACCAA